TATATTTACAAAAGCTTTTAATTTAATAGTTGCATCTCTTATCGCACCATTTTTTGGTAATGTGATTAAATTCTTACCAAAAATCATCGCTGTTATGAATAGCACTGTCTTTAAAGTTGGTAAATTTGTAGCGACTTCGATTGCAAAAATTTTTATGGGTATCATTGGTGGAGCTAATATAATTTACACAAAATTAAGAAATAGTGTTATTCAAAATTTTGGTGAAAAGGGAGTCAAAGCTTTTGATCAAATATTCAATACCGTGATTAAATTTATTAATTATGGACTGATAGCGGGGATGTTAGCTTTTAAAATGTATGAGTTTCAAAGATTAACATTAAGGAAAGGTCTTCAAAATATTGCAGGAGGTAGAAATTTAAATAAAAAATTAATGATGAGATTCATGAGAAGATTTGGAAGATCCGCAGCTATAGATAGATTTGGAAA